TTAATTAAAAATTTCATTCCATATGTTTTCCAAGTCTTTATCTTGCATAATATCAAACTTGTCATCTAAATCAATTGACTTTAAATAACCGTCAACCTCACTACGAACAATCTTTATCCATTCTGTACGTTCTTCTGGAAGAATATCATTGCCATTTCCTATCGTAGATCTAACAATAAAAGATACGACACCAAGATGTACCTCCTTTAATTCACTAACTAACAGAAAAGATAAATTCAATAATCCATCTTTTTGAAATGCATCTTTATTTAATGAAAACACTCCATTTTCATCAATTTCCAACAACTGAGTTTTTTCAAAATAATTTGTTCTATAAAAACCTATAACACTAAAATTATCATAGCCTTCATCCTTGATGAATTGCATTTGAATGTTTCCACTATATTGATATGGAATATCACTAGTACTGCTGGATATAGTCAATCCTTTTTGAATAATTTCAGCAACAATCAAAATCATCACCTCTATTCTTTATACATAACCATTTTGTCAATAAGTTCTTGCAAATTAGGAATGATATCAAATTGACTTTTAACACTTTTAATACTTATTCCATCAATTTCTACAAGATATAAAGGCATCTCACTAACTGTACCTCCATTGAATGTATCACTATTTGTATACTGTGGAATAGTTTCACCTTCTCCACTGATAACTTTTATTTCATGCTTTTCATTGACACCATCTGTTTCAAAATGAGACACGATTAGATCATATCTTTTTTGACCAACAACACCATTTTCTAATTTTATTTCTTCATAAGAACCTGGTGCAATCCTATAGAATCTTCCTTGATTAATAAACAAGCCATCATAGATTTTTACAAGATTATTGTTTATGATTTCACACTTCAACTGTTGGCCACATTTAAAAACACCATTGTACCCAAACAAACAATGGTGTATGTAAGCATCAATACTTGCTGTAACATTTGACTCATTCAATGTTATATTTTCTAGCACATCTAATCACCTACCTTATATTCAAATTTGCAATGCGAAATAATACCAGATATAGTTACCTTTAAAACTTTTTTTGTAATTTGTTCTTTAAATTCTATTCCCGTTATTTCTTCTTTGGAACCAACATAATCAAACAAAGAAGCTTCATCCGTTGTAAAGTTAATGTTAAGATTATCCGTGCCATTCGCTTTTTCCGTCGCTTCAATAGAACTTTCTATTAATTTTGATTCATCTTCTTCGTTTGAATTATCATAAAGATATGTTTTCCTTTTCAATCCTGCATACTTTGCATTTTCACTTGTATTCCATGTTCCATCATCTTGCAAAAATAAATTGACTCTTATTCTTTCGGTCAATTCACCCTTTCCAAGTGCAACGATATGGTTATACTTGCTTATTGCTTTTTCAGAGATCATGGAAATGCCATAAGAATTGTCATATCTTAATAATTCTGATAAATCAACAATGGGAACAGCTTGTAAATGCACCTTTTTATCATAAAACGTAATTTCTAGTTTTGAAGGGATATCCGCCTTAAGTAACATTTTTTCAAGTGCATCTAATAAATTCAAATCCCTTATTTGATAATTAACACCAATATCACTTAATCCTACATTGTCGACAACAAAAAGATCATTAAATTTTCCATGAATAAGATTATCAATGACCTGATTGGCTTCTCCATTTGCGACATAATAGGCTTGTCCATCAGGGGGCTGAACATATTCTTTTTCAAGAAGTCCTCTAAATGTCTTGCCTTTAAATGTAATTGAGTTTTTAGAAGTATCTACTTTTTTACCATCTAAGATTCCACCAAATTCACATTCTTGACAATAAAAAAGAGAACCTTTATCAAATTCTCTGTTCCATGATCCTATTGAGATAGACATTTGATAATCATTTGATGCGACGTCATACTTCCCAATCTCAAAATCAATTGATGAATTTTTTAATACACCCAGTTCTTCATATTTGTCATTTGTATATATGAATTTCATTAAAGCCACCTCGGTTCTGTTCTCTTATCAAGAATAATCAATTCGGCTTTAAAAGTTCCATCCCATCCTACAACATTTGAACCACTAGGTATTTTTGTAAAAAAGTCGCTTCTAGACATATCTCTATAATTAAAGAGATTTCTTTTTTCACCATAAACTGAAACACCAAAAATAGTATTATTAGTAGAATTTATTTCTAAATACTCACCAGCCATCAATGATGTGTTAACTTGATATAAAATATTGCCTACTTTTATATATGGATTCGCACATGGTCCATAAAATCTCATGATAAAATCAGCATCAGCTAATGAATCATTGACAGCTTGAACAGCACCCTTTTGATTGGAATATAAAAACGGATATCGATACGTATATTTCTTTATACCTGTCTGATTGCTTTTATCATCATACATAACCAAATTGTATTTCTTCTCTTTTATCCATTCCTGTTTGATACAGAAAATACCAAGTTCTACATTGGTCCTTGTATTAATATTAGCAATGCTAGTGTTTGATGAAACAATATAGCATTTAATATAATAATCTCCAAAGTACAAAGTTCCTGGTGTTTCATTAATACAATCAAGTTCAAATATGTCGCACATTTTATCCAATGTTTCTTTTCTTTCTTTTAGACTTCCTCTCAATGTTAAAGTAATTGTATAAGTATAATTACCTATACTTAAACTAACACTGTCATTTTCAATTGTAGTATTCCATTTTCTTTGATGAAGATAGCCACTTGTTGGAAGAATATTTGCATCTACAAAGTCAACACTATAATTTTGAGAATTTATATATCTTACTCTCATGAAAATACAACCCCCAAACTTTTCAACATACGAATGAAATCTCTATCACTAAAATCATTACCTGTATCACCTTTATCAGCAATTACCTTCAATAATTTAATAATGATTTCTAATAGATAATTTACATCATTATTTGAATTTGATTTATTTTGTTCAGTATCAAAGCCTTCACTTGCTAAATCCAATGTTTGTTTTGAAATACCGTTCATTGCATCATATACATCTTTAGCATTTGCTTCAATCCCAACTGCAATACCTTGAGGAAGATATTTACCAACTTCATCAGCCATGACTTTTGAAGGTGAATGAATTCCAAAGAAAGATTTCAATCCATTTAAAACAGCATCTCCAAATCCCTTGATTTTTCCTAAAATCCAATCTTTTACAGAATTAATACCATTCCATAGACCTTTAACAAGGTTAACACCAACATTTGTACTTTCAGAAAAGGAATGTTTAATACCATCAACAATTGCTTTTCCACATTCTTTTATCCAAGAGAGCATTCCCTTAATACCATCACCAACATTTTTAATAATATTTTTTCCTAAATTAAGCCATTGAAACGCCATAAACGCTGAAACGATAGCTTGGATTATTTGAGGAATATTAGCCACGATTGTTGGAATTGCACCAATCAATCCCTGTACTAATTGCCAAATCAATTCTGCACCTTTTTGTAAAATTGTAGGGAAATTATCATTAATGATGTTTGCAAATGTCGTTATGATATTAGGAACATATTCTACAAGTATTGGTATTGCTGAAATGATCCCATCTAACAATCGGCTTAATAAATCAAACCCCTTAGAAATCATCTCAGGTGCTTTTTGTGCAAGATTTGTTCCTATATCCTGTACAAACTGTAATATTTGAGGAAGTACAACAGGAACGTTTTGTACAAAGCCTGTTACCAAACTATTCAAAAGATCATAACCTTTTTGAAATAGAATAGGTGTTGCTGATATCAATGCAGTAGCAAATCCCTGAACAATGTTTAATGCCATTGGGACAGCATTATCAAAAAGAAATGTAGAAGCTGTAGTAATCAAATTGGATAAGGCACCTGTAACATCCCCTCCAATAGCAACATTTCCTAAAAAATCTTGTGCTGCAGCTTTCATTGAAGCAAATGAACCACTAAACGTAGTAGCTGCTTCTTTGGCGGTTGTTCCTGTAATGTCTAAGTTATCTTGTATAACTCCTATAGCTGTATAAACATCCGCTAGATTACTAATATCATACTTTTGACCACTCAACTTTTGAGCATCTTTAAGAAGTCGTTGCATTTCTTCTTTTGTTCCACCGTATCCAAGCTTCAAGTTATCAAGCATGGTATAGTTTTGCTTTGCAAAACCTTGATATGCATTTTGAATATCTTGTATATTGGTACCAAATTTATTGGAATTATCAGACATATCCTGCATAGCTCGGTTAGCTATGTCGGCCGCCTTACTTGTATCGCCTTTTAAACTTGAAATCAAAGACGCTGAAAATGAAGTAACATTTTCCATATAAGCATTTGCACTGACACCTGATGTTTTATAGGCTTCTTTTGCATAAGCTTTCATTTTATCAGCGTTTTCCTTATACAACGTTTCAATCCCACCTAAAGATTGTTCTAAAGCACCACCTTCAGTAAAAGCCTGAGATACAACTTTTCCAATTCCAGCAGCAACAATGATATTCTTTATTTTTGAAGCAATTGAATTTCCCGCTTTTTCTCCTGCTTCTTCAAGGTCTTTCCCCATGACCTGTTCAATCATGCCCTTCATTCCTTCAGCAGAGGGAACAATTTGAACATATGCTTTTGCTAAATTGGTTGCCATATTATCCTCCTTCCCTTATAATCTCTAATCTTGCTTTTTCATATTCTTCAACAGTTTGAAAACCATCATTGACAGTATTTTCTTCTCCATTGTTTAAAATAAGTGATACTATCGATTTAGGAGGATTGATGCCTTTTACACCATCTTCTGTTTTCATCCAAATCAATCTTGTCAATTCATCTGAAATCATTGATAAAAGCAATTCTCCAAAAGGAACCTTTTGATTGCTCAACTTCATTTTTATTCTTGAATTTTCCCTCAAACCAACTGAAAAAGTCGCAACCATATATGCTGGAAGCGACTTATAATCATATATTTGATAAGTTTCTGCTAAATCACAAATTAAAGCATCCTCATCTGTTTTTATCATGTTGGCGAGGATCACTAGTTTTTTACTGTTTTATTTGAATTAAAAATGTCCATGATGTTTTCTTGCATTTTGCTTGTAAGAACTCTACCTGTTTTTTTATCTCTGCAGAATTTTTTTAATCTTTCATATTGGGCATTTCCTAAAAGCTTTTTAGCAAAAGGAACAACACTTAAATATTCATCATTGTTCATTTCACTTAAAATTTCAATAAGTTCCCAATCATCACCTACTGCATCATCTACAGAATAATGAAATCCTTGTTTTGTAATACCAGTTATCTTCATCTAGATTACTCTCCTTCTTTTTTCTTGATCATATAATCATAATGGGATGTTTCTGTTTCATCAGGAACTCCTGAAAAAGTTATTTCATAACCAATAGCATCACTATCAGAATATTTAATTTCACCAATTTCAGTAATCCCAGCACATGGAATAACAAGCCTTTTTAAAATTTTCCCTTTTAGAATCATATCAATGACCCATGAAAACTGTTCAGGTTCCTCATTTTTAGCTTTGATTGTTAATCCAGTATCTAAATCTCCAGTAACATTGCTGGATCCATAAACTGTCTTCAATACATTTACGTTCAATGATTCAATCAACTTTAATTTAAATGTATCCTCTTTTCCAGAAAATAAATTTAAAACAACAGCTCCACCCCATGCTTTTTGAGTATCTGTTTCAGGTGAGTTATTGTTTGAAACTCCATCATCTGAACAATATCCTAATGAATTGAATTTAGTATCCAATTCACTTTTTGCATCTTCTGGTAGTTTTGTACCTAAGGGTGCAACAAATACTGAACCACCTATTTTAGGTTTAGCTGCACTTACATTTTTTGCGTCCATCTGTATCTACTCCTTTCTAAAAATATCCAATATCAAACAAAGCCTGATATCGATATTTCTTTATTGTTGTATCTGTATAATCATAATCACTATTGAGATGTAATGATGTGATCTCATCCAACTCAATTAAGTCATACATGACATCTTTTACTTTTTCGTTGAGTAAAGATGCTTTATATTTTGAAGACGAATACGATTGAATAAAAAAAGTGGCCGTGTTTGTAAAATCAAATCTACTACTGCCACTTTTACCAATGAGTACATATTCAACTTCATTAATATTTTCAAATGTCACAGGAACATTCAATTTGTTTTTAAGATAATTAAAAACAATTTCTTCAATCATTTTCATCACCTCAAACTTTTTATTAATGTATTGTTTTTGTAGTTATCTTTTATTGTTTCTATTGTATCTGCTCTAACAGATGCATTTACACGATTAGTTCCAACATGAGAAGATATCTCATACCCTTCACCACCAGCAGCTGTTTTGGTTGCTTCTGCATGTTCTAGGCAAATATCCATCATTTCTTGAGATCTAAGTAATTCCCTTACACCTTTTTTATCAAGTACTATTTTAGCCATATCTTTCTACCATTACTTTCTTATTCCAATCTAAAGGAATATTTTCATCTATTCCTTCAATTGCAAAACCCAATACATGCCACTTTCTTCCTAAAAAAACAACATTGTTATCTTCCCAAGAATTTTGGTCACCTTTAGGAATGGCAAGTGTATAAACTGCT